ACAGAGACAACCCACGAAGCGTGTCAAGTGTAATAGACGAAGCTCGTTTAAGTATGAGTAAAGCTGAGTTTAAACAAGAGTACGAAGCGGACTTCGCTACGTTCGAGGGACAAATCTACGAAGGGTTTGATGAAACAAAGCACGTACGCGACCTCAGTGATATGGAGTTTCCAGAGCATCAATTCGAAGCTATAATGGGAATCGACCCCGGATACAAAGACGATACTGGGGCAATAGTATTTCAGTACGACATGGATAATGATTTGTTCTACTTAGTGTGGGACTATCAAGAAAAGGAACGTAATACAGAGCAACACGCATTAGAGTTCTACAACCAAATGGAATCTTGGGATGTTGACATAGTATTTTGCGATAGTGCGGCAGCTCAGTTCCGCCAAGACTTAGCATCCCTTTACGACATACCCAGCAACAAAGCAAACAAGAGCGTACTAGACGGAATAGGGTATGTGCAAGCTTTGATTGACAACGGCAAACTTATAGTAGATATTAATTGCGAGCACGTTATAATGATGCTTCTCAACTACAGGTGGGACCCAAATCCAATGCTAGCTAAGCCAAAACCGAAGCACGATCAATTTTCGCACGTAGCGGATGCATTGAGATATGCACTGTATAGTTATACAATTTAGAGTGGTAATTTAATAAACCACTTTACATTTATGATTTCAGATAGTATAATGTACATATATCGAATGGGAAGTTAGAATTCTTCCCCAAGGAAAAGCGAGGAATTTAATGGCCGCTAATACTGGGAACAAAAGAGTAGCAACGAAGCATATTAGAGATGGAATAAAATCTAACTATAAAAAGAAGTGCGAATGTGAAATCTGCGGTACTACCGAAGAACTAGAACTGCATCACTACACAACCGTGTCGTTGTTGTTAAAGAAATACTGTATGGAAAACAAGATACCCATAGCCACAGATGAACAAGTTCTAGCTATGAGAGAAGATTTCTATACTGCACATTGGGATGAGCTAGTTGAGCAAACAGTTACCTTATGCGCTACGCACCACAAATTACTGCATAAGATATATGGGCGAGAGCCAGTACTAGCTTCAGCAGAAAAACAAGTCAATTGGGTGTTAAAATTGCATGGACGAAATCACGGCAAGGATGCCGTACCAACCCGATCAAACAATAGATTTGGAAGTCTCCTGGGAGAAACCTCAGAAAATAGGTTTTCTAGATTAATATAAGGAGCAGCGAATGAAATTATGGGATGAGATATTAGAAAAACTAAATCCTGTACAAGACGAAATAGCTCGCGATGAAGGATCGAATAAAGGAACTACACAAACTAAACTACACACGGTGCAGAATGCATTTGACCAAGTTGAAGTAGTTAACAGAGCAGTTAACCTGTTAGTTGATAACGCAGCTTTAGTAGACTTTGATGTAGGAAAACTCCTTAACTTTACTGGTGTAACAACTAAGGTAAGAGGTCCAAGACTAGGCGAACTGCTAAATAACAGACCAAATCCTCATATGGATATAAGTAGTTTTAGACGACTTATCCTTATGGATTTCTTGATAGACGGAAACGTCTTTATACACTTTGACGGAACGGCATTCTACCACATACCTGCTAGACATATGGAAATTATGCCTAGTGACAAAGGGTATATAGGTGGGTACGTATACAATGGTGTACATAAATTTAAAGCTAATGAAATAATTTTTATTAAAGACAATAGTACAAAATCCGGATTTAGAGGAGACTCTAGAATTCTAAGTGCTATTAGTTCATTGTTGACTAGAGAATCTATGATTAACTTTCAAAAGAGTTTCTTTGACAATGGAGCAGCTATAGGACTTATAGTTGAAACAGAACAAATCCTAAGCAAGAAGCTAAAGGAAAGGCAAGAAAGGGAATGGGTACAGAAGTTTAACCCGAAACGTGGGAACGGACGCCCTTTAATTTTAGACGCTGGATTGAAAGCTAAATCTCTTTCTAGTTCAGACTTTAAAGAGATGGCATTCACAGAGTCAATTACTAATTTAGAAGACAAAGTATGTTACGCATTAGGAATCCCGCCTATACTACTTAATTCTGGAAATAACGCTAATATAAAACCTAACCTAGAGTTATTGTTTTATACTACAATTATACCTATGTTGCGTAAGTTTGAGTCGGCTATAGAGTTTTTCTTTGCGTACGACGTAGAATTAACAACACACAGAGTTCCAGCACTTTTACCTGACCTAAAAGCACAAGCCGATAGAATATCATCACTAGTTAATAACGGAATTATAACGGGCAACGAAGGTCGTGTTATGTTGCGACTTCTAGAAATAGATGACCCTCTTATGCAAAAAATACGTGTACCCGCAAATATCGCAGGTTCAGGAACAGGAGTTTCAGGGCAAGAAGGCGGAGCACCTAAAGGAGATAAATAATGGAAGATATTATAAGCAAAGTGTATCAAGTCTATGGTGATCATTTACCTACTAGACTAGTATACAACGCTATGACTAATAAGCCTACCTCTACTGCTACTATACTTAAGAAATTTAAAAGATGGACTAAGTTTGAACTAGCTTACGCAGAGCATTGTATGGCAAAACGAAAAGAAGCAGCAGACTTAGCAGTTAAGACTAAACCCTTAGCACCTAAGGTAGTTAAAAAAGTAGTTAAACGTGAAGTATAATACTAAGCTTCTAGCCAACTTAAAAGTTGTTAAAGATGAAGGAGATGATGATTTAGTTATAGAAGGCTATGCCAATACTGTAACTAAGGACAGAGCAGGTGATGTAATCTTACGCTCAGCGTGGGAAACAAAGAATGCAATGACTAATTTCCTTAAAAACCCTGTGGTACTCGCGTACCATGACCACAAAAACCCAATAGGGACTATGTTGTCTTTTGAAATTACTGAGTTAGGTTTAAAAATTAAAGCTAAGATTAGTAAAGGTGCGGGACGAGTATACGATCTAATAAAAGATGAAGTATTAAGAACTTTTAGTGTCGGATTTAACATATTAGATGCCGAGTACGACGAATTAAAAGACATATTCTTCATTAAGGACGTAGAGTTACATGAAATATCTGTAGTATCGGTTCCTTGTAACCAAGACTCAACGTTTTCAGTAGCAAAAAGTATGGACGCTCAGGACTTTGAGCAATTTAAAAATATATTAACGCCGGAATCAGGCGAACCAAAGGATGAAATAATGACACTCGACGAAATTAAAGCTTTAGCAGCAGAGCTAAAGAAAGCAAATACCCCCGCTGAGCCAGTAGCTCCGGTAGTTGACGTAGTAGCAGCAGCTACTAAAGCAGCAGCAGACGCAGTAGCAGCAGCAGAGGCAGCACGTGACGCTAAGGCAGCAGCAGCACTTAAAATAACAAACGACACAGCAGCAAACAAAGCAGAAGCTAAAGCTAATGCTATGGAAGCGGCTAAAGAACTAGTTGCAGAACTAGAAACTAAGCTAGGCGCTAAAGACACAGCATTTGCTGAAATGGTTAAAAATAACAACGACCAGATTCTTTCTCTTAAAGATGAAATCGCACAAGTTGTTGCATCTCGCTCTAATAACATCACTGCTATTGCACGTGGTATTACTGCTCCAAGTACAGACGAAAAAGCTGTTGGCGAAACTGCTGATAACTTAATGTTCTTAAGTACTATCAAAGACGTTGAAATGTTTGACACAGAATATGGTAAGAGTATAAAAGCTGTTAACCAATCTTCAAGCATAGAAGTTTCTAGTGAAGGTTATGAAACAACTTTCTCAACAAACCTACAGCGTGACATTCAAGCTATCTTAGTTGTTGCACCTCTTTTCAAAGAGATGAACTTAACTTCTGCACAAATGACGTTCCCAATCAATCCTGGACGTAGCACAGCTACTTGGATTACTGCGGCTCAAATGGCAGATAATACTGATAAAGACCGTACAGGTGCGGAAGTTACAGTAGCACTTACTGAAGTTACTCTTAAGACTTTCAAGCTAGCAGCTAAAGTATTCTTAACAGAAGAAACTCAAGAAGACGCAATCATGGCATTAGTGCCTATCTTACGTCAACACTTAGTTGAATCTCATGCAGCAGC